CTTCTAGCAGTTTACGACGCACCCAACCGCTAAAGTTTGCCTTTCCTTTGGCTAATTCCCAAGTCGTGCCGTCTAATGAAACATTGATAGGTCGCATATTGGAATCTAAAAGCCGCTTTGATATAAATCTATGCGCACGCATCACCTAAAAATTCAGGATAAGAGAAACTGAAAAGGCTCGTTTCTCTCCCCTTTTCCATGCTCCAACAGCCTACCGGCCCCTTTGCCTCTTAACCCCCGCTGGGGTTGTTGAGCATATTAATGCCTCCCAGAAGGGAAGATTTAATCCGAATGCAGGGAGTACGAACATGTTCGGTTTACTTTATACACCGTCAGCGATGGGGAGGTTGTATGACCAAGTCCATGACCGGCTCCTTCTACCTGACTGAAAGTGTGCAACTACCTGCTGCGTTAGCAAGCGGAATAGTAGTTCAAGGCACTATTGACCTATCTGCTTACGTTAACGTACCAACAGGGCAAGCAATTGCAATCGAGTCCGTAGACTTCATCGTACAACGTGATGCACCTTTCGGCCAAAACTTGAACAACATGCTTGCTACAAACGGTTCGATCAGCATGCAACTTACAGACTTGAACTCCGGTGGTCTATTGGTTCGTGCAGACAACCATTCTCTTGTCGCTTCAGGTGCATTGAATATTGATGTCATTAACAACATTGGTTCCGAGACTGCTGACTTTTTCCCGGATAACTTCGGGCCAACAAATTTGTCTGAAGCATTCTTGGTAGTCAATGATACTCTTTTCCTAAGCGGAATGCCAAGTGGATCTGCAATAGGCGCAGACAACTTATTCGTTACTGCAAGAGTACGTGCAAGAGTTGTCAAACTATCAACTAAAGATTGGATGGCAATTGCAATTCAGAGTACCGCCGACCAATGAGGTTGATTCCTCATGGTCTGCGAAACGTGCAAACTTCTTCAGGAGTTGTTGGTTAGTGCTGGCGTCTCTACTGATATTGCTACACCGATTAGCCAACTTGCTGCCCCTCTTGAGAAGAAGGCAAAGCGGAAAGCGAGTGCTTACAGTATCAAGTACGGTAAGGCTTTCAAGCGAGTCGCTGGAAAATACAAACTCAAGTCCGGAGCATGGGCTAAGAACGGATTCAAACGCGCACAGAAGGAAGCGCATAAAGTAGCAAAGAAGATGAGGTGATCCTATGGACAATAAAGAACGTAGACTAGAAGCAGACCATCCAGCATTGAACTCCATTTACGATGGAATTAACTGGGGTACTCGCAATGGCTGGCAACAACTTTCCCCAAGTACGTTAGTTCATGAAACCGTTATCGATCTAAGTGGATATACCAGGGACGCTCTTACGTTCTTTCCAACTGGCGTAGGATTACAAGACCCAGGCATTTACACGTTCGCTCCTGTTGATGACCCAGCATTTCCATTGAAAGCATTACAAGTTTTAGATATTGTAACATCAATACCAATGGATCTATTGGAAGTTGCAACGACAATGGCAAACAACAATGTCGCACCGGGAATGATTGGCTCAAAATATGAATTTGAATCAATTCTTTTTGGCGCGTACAGATGGTTTACACCTAACACTCAAATTCTTTATCCAAACTACATGCAACTTGAACGCTCAGAGCGATTTGATTCAGGAGAACCTTCAGCCAGCGAGAACTTATACTGTTATCGGATAGTCCAAACAATTCAACAAGATCTAGTTGATGGCAATTCTTTGCAGATTCCAGCCGCACGACAATTAATCTCAGGTGTCATCGCTGAAGAAAGTGATTTAGTTTACATGCAACGCCTGAAGAGATCATACGAACTTGCTAATCAGGTTTGATAATCATGGGTTTTGTAGAGTTACAAAATCTGTATCCTTCATTCGATGATAAAGTCGAACTCATTGCAAGAATTGCTAAGGGATTAAGACCTGCTCTTGAAGATGGTGGAGCATTCCCAACTGATCTTATTGACATTCTTGTTCCCCTGGTTATTACACGTGGAGATCCTTCATTATATTCCCCTCAACAAAGACGGGCTCAGAAGTATATTGAAGAGAAAAAGGACAGCATCACCATTGGCGCACCCCCAGTTGTAAAGATTGCAGCAGCAGCAGTTGAGGGATTGGCATATTCAACAGGTCAACCGCTTGGCGACATGTACACTCCCGCAATTAGAACTTATGAAAAATCGATCACTTGGGGCGGCAGTGGCCCTAGGGTTTACTAATACGCTGGATTCTCTGAACTGAATTCATCATCTTGTTCTCGATCGAAACAAGTATCGCACATCTGATAACAAACTGAATAAGAACATTCTTTGCAGTATTCCCAAACACAACCGCATTCCATTTGTTCGCCAGTGCAATTAAGATGTTGACCATCTGAACAAGTCATTCAATCACCGTCACTTCAAAGGTTGTAAGAAACATTTTGCATTGAGTACAGTATGGTCTTCCTGTAATATACCCTACCAAGTAGATATCATAATCGCAATTCTTGCATATCATATCATCCTTCATTCCGTCACACCCGTTTTGATTGCAGTTTTACCGCATTCGTGGCAATCTACTGACATTCTGATCCCTAGAACTCTATCTTTCTTCTGAAAGAAACTGTGATGACAAGTATTGCATTGATATTGGTACACCATGTCACTGAATTTAACCTCTTCTAGCAGTTTACGACGCACCCAACCGCTAAAGTTTGCCTTTCCTTTGGCTAATTCCCAAGTCGTGCCGTCTAATGAAACATTGATAGGTCGCATATTGGAATCTAAAAGCCGCTTTGA